ACCTCCCCCGGACGGTGCTGCCTACGGTTTGTTCATTGCGTCCGTTGAGGTAACTTGCATCCACTCCAACTAACGAGGACACGGCATGGCATTCTCTAGCTACGGCACGACGATCACGAAGGGCGGAATCGCCATTGGCGAGGTGACTAGCATCTCGCTCGGCGGCAGTAGCCTGGCTGAAATTGATGTCACCACGCTTACTGATTCCGTGAAGGCGTTCAAGACAGGTAGCGAAACTGCTGGCAGCATTTCGCTTGAGGTCTTCACCCCGGCGGATTACTCCAGCGGCATCGATGCGCTTGTGCCGACGGCGGCTCAATCGAGTGCCGATGCCTTTGTCATCACCTGGGGCAATTCATCCGGCACCTACATCACTGCCAGTTTCAGCGGGTTCATCACGAGCGTGTCAATTTCGGCACAGAACGACGCTGCCGTCACGAGCAGCGTGAACATCCGAATCACTGGCGCAATCACCTGGAGCAACTGATATGGCATATGTGGGAACTGGTTCGCTTCTTCGCGTTGCTAGCACGGCTGGTGCTGGTGGCACTGTTGACACTGACGTTGCGGAAGTGATCAATGTCGCCCTCAATGGCATCAGCGTTGCAGAAATCGACACCACTGGCATTGGTGACAGCAGCCGGACCGCCAAGGTCGGCGTAGTCGACAACGGTACAATCAGCGCGTCGCTGTACCTGATGGAAAACAGCAGTGGATTGCTGACCTATCTTGAGCCAAAGAACTTTGCTGCGGGTGGTGCGGCAGCCAGTGGACGCAAGTTCACGCTGCGGTTCGGAGCTGTTGCGGTTGGTAGCACTGCTAGCTTTACTGGCTATGTCACTTCGCTCAACGTGAGTGCAGGGATCGACGCAGTAATACAAGCGACGATCACGATCCGTATCGCTGGCGCAATCACCTGGGCTGGCTGATCTATGGCATACGCAGCACAGAAGACAACCCTACAGGTTCTCCTGCCCAGCACCAGTTACGCTTCGGTCGCAGATGTCACGGCAATTGCCATGAATGGCATCAGTGTCGCGGAACTTGACTTCAGTTCGCTGTCAACGACATCAAAGACTGCGTTGGTCGGTGTCAAGGACAACGGCACCATCTCGCTGTCGATCTGTATGTTTGAGTCGGTCGGATCATCCGGTACTGATGCGCAGTACTATCTGCGTCCTGAGGTCTACAAGAATGGTGCCTCGGCAGCGTCTTGGCGGCTTCTATTTGCGGGCGACACCACGGGCAGTGCAGCCACATATGTGACCTTCTCGGCCTATGTGACATCGCTCAACGTTAGTGCAGCGGTCGACGGTATTGTTCAGGCCAGCGTCACCCTGCGCATCACTGGCAGTCTGACCTGGACGAATTGACCATCACATGAATCGCGAATCCATCCTGAAGCTCGTGGCAACGTTGCCAGTCGAGCAAATCGTTGTTCCCGGCGTTTCCGAATCGTTCTATCTGCGCGGTCTGACCGCCGGAGAGCGCGATTCGTTTGAGGCCGCTTGCTTCATCGGCAAGGGTCCGAACAAGGAGATGAATTTCGTCAATCTGCGGGCTCGTCTGCTCGTCCGCGCTCTGTGCGACAAGGACGGGACGCGACTGTTCACCGACGGCGAAGTCGAAACGATTGCGGGTCTCCCTGCGCGTATCGTCGATCCGCTGTTCGATGCTGCCCAGAAGTTGTCCGGCATGGGTGCCAAGGATGTAGAGGCGCTCGCGGGAAACTGACAGAGCGGGCGGGGCGGCGTTTCCTTTTCCGCCTGGCGCTCGCACTCGGCTGCACGGTCGCAGAACTTGAGCAGAGACTGACGGCTTCCGAACTGTCGGAGTGGATTGCCTATGACTCAATCGAGCCAATAGGCAGTATGCGAACCGATTTCGGATTCGCCATGCTGGCGAACCTGTATGTCAACGCGCATAGACGATCATCTGATCCGCCGAGCAAGGTGACAGATTTCATGCCATTCCTAAATGCCCCAAAGGAGCAAACCCCAACTGATATGATGGCGGTGCTCAAGTTTGCAGGAGGCTCCTGATGGCTGTTGTCGGCGATCTCATGGTCAACTTCAAGGTGGATCGGACAGAACTGGAGTCTGCGACACAGTCTCTGGACATCTTTTCCCGTGGAGCTGATGCCAACTTCCGCAAGGCGACCAGGGGCGTTGTGGCTCTCCAGTCGGCGTTGAGCAAGATTGGTGTGTCGCCCGAAGTCCTGTCGCCTGTGATGACGTTCCTTCAACTAGGAACGAAAAGCATCCCCGCGATCGTCAACGGATTCAAGGCGATGGGTGTGGCGATTCTTTCCGTCGGCAAGGCTATGGCGGCTGCTCTCGTGACCCCGTTGGGCATTGCGCTGACGTTGGCGGGTGGCGTTGCATATGCCGTCTATCAGATTTTCCAGCAAGACGCAGTAGAGCAAGCGGCTGCATATGCCGCTCAAATTGAGCGAATCAAGAAGTCGGCAGAAGAGGCTCAATCGGCCCTCAAAGCAATGTCTGCGGCTGCCGCAGAGCAAGAGAAGCGCACGGCCGAAATGAGCAAGGTTGTGCAGCTCGAAGCGATCGTGGCAGGGAGTGATCTCCCGGCTGACGAAGTTCGCCGGGCCCAGGCACAGTTTGAGGAACTTGCCTCTGCGCAGAATGCCGTTAGCCGGGCCAGTCAGGATCTCGCGAAGGCAGAAGATCAACGGTTCGCAACGTTCAAGAAGCTTGCAGATTTGCGCGGATATGAATCAGTTGTTCGTGCGCGTGGGGAGACGGATCAAGCCGATCGTCTCCGAGATCAAATCAACGAAATGGCGAAGGTGCTGAAGCTGGAAGAAGAGACTGTTGCGGCCGCGCAAAAGCGATATGACCAGGCCGAGCAGTTCGAGAATCTAGTGGGACAACGTCAGGCGATTGCGGACGATGTCCGAGCCAAGGCAGAACGAGATGCCATCGACCGTAGCTATATCGCGACCGTCGCTGAACTAACAGATCAGATCAATATGCTGCAAATGAGCGAAGAGGATTACGGCGAAATCCTGCGTCAACGACAGCGTGATCAACTGACGGCCGCGGGATTGACTCCTGAAAGAATCGACGAGATCCAAGCACTTCAGGACACTCGCAAGGCACTCGAAGCAGCCAACAAAGCCTTGGAAATCGAAAAGCAACTCAAGGAGCAGTTGGCCGATTTGAACTTGGATGAGGATCAGCGCAAGTCAGCCGCTGCTGCTCGGGAGCGCGAGGACTTCGAAAAGCGTCTGAAGGGAATGCAGATCGAGGCTGATGAGGTTGCCAAGTTGATGGCCTTGTACGACAGCATCGAAGGTGCAAAGAAGAAGCAGCAGTTGAACGACATAAGGCAGCGTCGCAACGAACTTGAGCAAAGCGTCGCTCGCGAAGAGGCATCAGCCAGGCAGCGCGTCGATGAGATGCGGCAACGCCGCGAATCGATGACCGAGTCACTTTCGACGGCTCTGGGCGCGGTGAAGGTCGCAATCGCATCGCCCTTCACCAAGCAGGACTGGGATGCAATGATCGCGCAAGAATCCAAGGCACAAACCGCGGAACTGCGGAAGTTGAATCAGAACATCTCCGAGATGATGTCCACACTGAATTGAGGAATCCATGCCAGCGCCACCACCAGTTGTCGAAATTCAGACGATCGGCCATCAGCTCGCTAATGACGGCGGCACGGCGACCTTACGGCTGATCATCACTGGTGTTGTAAACCAAACTATTGAAGATGCCTACGTCGCTTTGGAGGACGCTGGATACACGCTTGGCTCGGAATATACAGCAACGGCAGGGATAACGGGTGCAACGCTGACGAACATTGATCTACAGGTTGTTGAGGGCAGTGCCGCGAATACCTGGCAGGCGACTGTGACCTACAATAATCGCGGCAACGACTTTGAGCTCATTGCTGACTATGAGCGCAAGGAGTTGACAACCCGAGCCGAACTCCTTGACGTTTGGCGCATCGACGGATCGACGGCCATGCCTGCTCCGGCCAATCTCAACAACCCGTCTCAAACCGATGTCGCAGGACAGC